GGGAGAGATAGAATGAACATATACAGAAGCCCACTAGCATTTGGTATTTGCATAGACGTAGATCCTCACTCCAAAGAAGCAACTGAGTTATTAGATATACTTGAACCACAGATAAAAAACTGTAACATGCCTGATTGTACAGAAGAAGCCGTAGCCGTAGGAATATACGAAACACCTGTTAGAAATAGCGACAGCAGATTTGACAGTGAGTTTAGAGGTTTATGCGAACGACACAAAACAGCAGGTGTATATGCTAAAACTTGGGAGTAACCACTAGAACTTAAAGCCTAAATCTGTTATAATGTAGATAACTTAGACGCCTTTCGTCAGACAATTTAATCCTCAGTAGAGCACATCATTTGATGCAGTACTGCTCTCGTTCATTTGACCCTTAACGGGGTCTAAGTGTAGTTGCACGTCTTCACATTCAAGAACACCTCCCAAAACTCACTATAGTCACTACTGGCTCGCCGGAGCCTGATCCAAAGACAAACAACCCCACAAAAACAAAACAAGACGTGCTCTACTGACAATTAAATGAGAGGGATATATGGAACAACTAAAATATGTTTCAGACGAATACCAAAACAGACTTAAAAACCTTGCTAGTTTACTATGCCCATTAAAAGAAGTAGTTACTATTAACCCACTAAGTATTCCAGGAGATGAGGAGTATGACATTGACTACACTTACTACCCTTTTCAACAGATAGTAGAGGACACACAACAAGGTTGGGATAGCCTAGGCGACTATCATTGCCCTAGTTTACGAACGGAGCACACTAGATGACAACATACGGGATATACCACAATGACGGAGAGCACATTTGGGAATTAGTAGTAGGTAATAGTTGTTGGGCATTTGTTGAACTTAAAGACCTACTGAAGAAAATGCAAGAACTTGGATGTTTTAGGACGGAGCACTTGAATGGCTAAACTTATATCACGTCATGTTAAATTCTCTATCAATCTAGGCTTCAAAAGAATCTATATATACGGCAAGTCTCACAATCCTTATAAATGTAAAGAATGTTTGGAGTCCTAATGGCTAATCTAAAGCCTATAGTACAAGCTAAAGTAGAAACAGACACCCTCATAGCCCTTGCTCAAGCAGATACCGTCACTCAAGCAGCAGAAATACTAGGAATATCTAGGACTGTCTTATATGAACGTATAGCAAAATATGGGCTAACAGAAAAGCTTAAAACTATTCATGAATCTGCACTAGTAGAACTAGCTACCGGCGCAGGTAAAGCAGCAAGAAATCTTATCAGTAAAATTGACAGCGAAAACGAAGATATAAGTATTAAAGCATCTACAGAGACACTAGACAGAATAGGGCTAACAAAACCAAACAAGAGTGATGCAGGTACTATAAACAACTTTGGTCAAATGATTGTAGCAAAGAGTGATAAGTATGCAGACTAGCCCATATACTAAGTCAGCACTATTTATAGAAGATGAACTAACGATTATAGATAAGACAGGACAAGAAGTACCTTTTGTACTAAATGATATACAAAGACAGTTTGTAACAGATGCAACAGGGAAAGATATTATATTAAAGGGTAGGCAGATGGGATTCAGTTCATTTATCTTAGGAGCGTTTACCAAAGACTTCATATTCAAAGAGAACAGCCTATCAGTAGTTATTGCGGATATAGCAGACAACGCACAGGACTTACTAAGTAGGGTCAAACACTACATAGCAGCCTTTGAACGTGCGAATAACACTAAAGTACCCCTTAAATATAACTCTAAGTACGAACTACAGAACGCATACAACAATGCTAGATACATTATCGGTACAGCAGAGAACACAGAGTTTGGTAGATCTAAAACAATTACCAACCTACACATGTCAGAAGCGGCATTCTATAAACACTTTAGGAAGCTTCAGGCCGGTGCAGGGACAGCCCTTATACCGACAGGTCGATTCGTTATAGAGACAACGGCTAACGGCTTTAACGACTTTAAAACCTTTTGGGATGAGTCAGAACTAGGCGAGACAGACTTTACCGCACACTTTTACTCTAGCCATGACTTCTACCCTGATGAATACCTAGAGAAAGAGAAGAAGCGACTAGGCAGATTGTTCATGCAGGAACACCCAAAGACCGCTCTCGAAGCGTTCCTTACATCAGGTGAGCTTTATTTTGACCAAGACTCATTAAGGGAACTACTTAAAATGACGAAAGAGCCACTAAAGGTATGAGTTTTAGACGCTATCGAACATACCAACCAGGTGAATTTGTTGTTGTAGGCGTAGATACATCATGGGGCGGAACAGATTACTGCGTCGCACAATTCTTATCTAAGACACACCTTGATGTACCTGTCGTATACCACAGCAAAGTATTAGCAACTGAGATGACACCACTATTACATAACGAACTCGAAAGGATTTATGATGTCACAAAAGTTAAGCCCGTCGTTGCTTATGAGAGAAATAACGGTGGAGTTGCGGAACTTGAACGCCTCGCAACACTCAACCGAGATGGAAAGTACCGTATCTATGTTGAAAAGCATGGGGTCGGCACTACAGAGGCAACTGAAGAAACAGTCAAGTTGGGATGGACAACTTCGAGTGCAAGCCGTCCTATTATGCTCTCGATGCTCAAAGAAGCCATCGACAACCGTCTCATTCGAGTCTACGACAAACCTACGATTAGCGAGATGTTCTCATTTATCGTCAGTCAAACTTCCAGCTCTTGGAAAGCCCAAGCCGAATCAGGAGCACACGACGACCTAATCATGGCACTAGCTATTGCATGGCAGTTATATCAGTCAGAGAATCCATTAAAGCAACGGGAACATAAAGTAAGAGAAATTAAAAGGAGTAGGATGCATGTCTGACATAAACATATCGGGCTACCCACAAAGGGGCCAAGAGCTTGTAGAGATGCTAGCTAGAGTAATAGACAACCCTGACTACTTCAAGGGCGACGACATACCCGACAAGATTAAACTCACTGAAGAACAGTATCTATCAATGAAAGACATAGACGGGCTAGAAGAGCAGGACGACTATGATGACTCCGTACCGGTAAAAGAACGCGTGTGTCTCTATTTTACAGGCGAATACATAATGGACGTGGAGGTGATATGAACCCGAAGCACTGCAAGACAACAACCTACGAAAAGATGCCCGACGGGTCAGTAAAAATAACAAGTAAATCATACTATGAGGAGTTAGCCCACGTGTTAGAAGAATTTGAAAAGCCCTACCTACTAACCGAAGACGTAGCTAAGAGAGCTATGGACAAGGCACTAGAGCGTATTACCTCTAAGTCATCACCCAAAGTTATCATCACTATTACCCCCAGTGCAGACGGCAAGATTAAAGTAGTAGAAAAGTATACGACACTCAAGCAATCATTTAAATAGTGTGGTATAATACAAACAGTAATATATAGGCCATCCGTTTTGTCGAAGCCGCGAAAGCAACGACAAACGAGATGGCTTTTTTCGAGCAAGACGAACTCAAAGACTTATATACTCAAGCCAAGGACGAATCATTTGAATGGCGTAGAGACTACCCTGAATATGAACGACTAGCCGACAACGGACTTATCGACGATTTAGACGAGACACTACCTGAAGTAAATGACGGAACATTGGCTGGAGGACTCTTTAAACTCCCTAAACGAATTGTAAGCAGCGACCTAGTAGGCCGCTTTAAGGCTATTGATGCTGACGAGGCATGGATAACAGAACTCGCAAACATCTATTGGGAAAACAAGATTGTTCCTGCTGCAAACTACAAAGCACCATGGGCACGTAAATGGAAAGACGCTGTTCGTAAAGCAGCTATCTATGGATCGCAACCTATAATCTCTCTATTAGTAGACGACGGTAACGGCGGTATCAAACCTGACATTGACGTTCCATACGCACAAGATGTTCGGCTAGAACCAGGCAAAGTATCTGATTTAGATTCAGACATTATCTTTTGGGATGTTTACTTTTCTAAGAAGCAAGTGCGCGACATGATCGAACAGGCTGAAAGAGAAACAAAAGAAAACCCTACAGACGGCTATAACAAATGGTATGTCAAAGAACTAAAAGAAATACTTGCATCAAGCAATGACGACGAAGAGCGTGACCAAACAGAAGAACACCTAGATAAACACGATAAGTCTGTTAAAAAAGGTGGTGTTAAGTTCTGCATAGCATTCCAACGTGGCGTAAAAGCTCCGTTTTATATGTACCACTGGAACACCGACAAAGTTGTACGTGAATGGGAAAACCCCGACCCAACAGGCGACATACCAGTTAAGTATCTTTATTGCTACCAGGACTTCAACAACCCTTACGGTACTGGAATTGTTAAGCTTGCGGGCGGTACGCAAAATGTACTTGATGAACTACGAAGGCTACATGTACTTGCTACGCAGATTGGTATTCGCCCGCCTAAAAAGATTAAAGGCAACGAAGACGAAGTTGATGAAGATTCGCTTATATATGCACAAGACCAACTATGGTACACAGGCAACGCTGAAGTTGAACCTGTTGAAATGGCAAACGGTGTGTATCAACAACTTGCAGCTACCGTATCTATGTACAAGACATCTCTTATGGACATCTTACCTATGGGTGATACGAGTATATCAGGCACAGACAGTGGCAACCCTAACTACTCAAAGACACCAGCGGGTGTAAAACTCCAAGCATCACAGCTGTCTATTGACGATGAAGACTTCAAAGACAACCTATACATGACGTATGAGGCTGTCGCAGAGAACCTTATAAACATCACATTCGCTAACATGCAAGGTTCAGACCTGATGAAGCTTAGTGATGAAGACAGAGAAATACTTGCCAAGTCAGGGCTAGAGTTCCCCGTTGATGAAATGGGTGAACCAACAAATGAACTAGAGATATTGTGGGACGAAACACGCGCTACATTCCAGTTCAAAATGGACGCTGAAGATTCTAAACAGGCGGGCGATGACGAAGAAGTAGCAAACATTATCAAAGCGCTTGAACTACGGGCAAGTGACCCTAACTTTGACATGGCTATGGAAATGAGCGGCTACAGGTTCAACCTAGGTGAAGCATTTGCAACGCTTATGAAGAAGCTTACGAAGAACGACAAGATAGTTGAAGAAATATCCCCTGACGATATGGCTGAAATGCAGGCCGCACAAGAAGAGCAAATGTTAGCCGCACAAGGCATGGGTCAAGAACCACCTATGGAAGAAGAAGGGGCAGTCGCACAATCTGTTGCGCCCGAAGAAGCGCAAGCAAACATTGAAGCAGTCATGGCAGAGTTCGGCATAGACCAAAACGACGCAGCCGAAGCTTTGATGATGGAAGAGGAAGGCGAAGACTCCGAAGTTGTGAAGCAAGCAATACTTGCTAAACAGGCAGACATGGAGGCACAAAATGCACAGTGATTCAGTTCTTCTAACCGGCATGAACTCTCATTCGGTAGGTAAGCTAGAGCGCTCATTGGAAAAAGAACGCCTAAAGAAAGAAAAGAAACTACACGTCAAAGCTAAAGTCGCCCCCGCCATTGAACCAATAATCGAAGAACTAAACAAAGAGATTAACACCACTGTACTAGCACAGCTTGACCTAGTAGACAGCACTACTGAGGCAGGCTTCAAAGCTACTGCACTTGCACTAAAGATGTACAAGGAATCGTGCCAAAACCTTAAGAACAAGCTATCGAAGATTATGAGGGCAGAGCCATGAACGATGAAGAACGTCAGAAGGTCCATGAAGAAATTCAGAGCCAGTACCAAGTAGACATAGATAACTTGCCAAAGGTAAATCACCAATGGGTTGATCGTGGAACAGTTTTAAGTTGCGAAGGAGCAGGACACCCCAACCACAGACACTTTAAAACACGGAAGTAATCGTAGTGAGCCTCACCAAAATAGTGGGGTTCACTAGGGCGACTCCCCGCCTCATGTCCGTCGGCAGGACTTTAAACAAGCACGAGGTTAAGCGCCTCTAAAAATAACGTATGGTCGCACTACCTATAAAAGTGTAGCAAGGAGCAAAAATGGCAGAAAGAGCCGACATTGAAGAATCAATAGACGATTCAGTGGTGTCAGAACTAGAAGCATTCTTTGACGACGAAGATGCCGACGTACCCGCAGCAGATGTTGCAGACGACGAGGCAGAAGAATCAGAAGAAGCCGAAGGTGAGGACGAATCCGAAGAGGAAGAGCCGGCCAGCGATTCCGAATTAGAAGAATCCGACGACAAACCTGTTACTCAAGCGGAAGAAACCGAAGAGGTGCAGGAGGAGGAAGTCACAGCCTCCGACAGTGAGCAAAAGGTTGATGAGGAATCTCAAAAACAAATAGCCCACGAAGCATTTAAACGACGCGAGGCCGAACGCAAACTGCGAGAAGCAGAACAAAAGCGTGAAGCAGAACACATCGAACGCTACCTAGCGGAAGCAAAAGATGATGAAGACGAACTCGCAAAGCGTCAACTAGATGTAAACACCTACACTCTTAAGAAAGAGCGTTCCGAAGTACTAGCAGAGAAGCTTGACCTGAAAATGGAAAAAGCAGTACTCGAACTAGGGCTAAAGAATATTGACGAGGCTACAAGAAACTATGTAGCTCGTCGGCTAGACGAATTTGAAGCCACGAGAGTCTTGAAAGACCAAAACGGCAATATCGTCCAGATAAATGGTGATGTGTACCAATACTTAAAAGAAGAAATGGACTCTATCAGTCAGTTCCGAAGTATTGGTGCGAGGGAGCAAACAAAGAAAAAGGTAGCCGCGCAATCGCGCACTATCCCAAGGCCAACTCGAACACCAAAAGAAAAGCCTGTCGATGACGACATGGCCGCCTTCACAGAGGAAGCTGACCGTTGGTAGAGCCTTAAAGAAAGGCACTAACTAAAATGGCTGTAAATTACGCAACCAAATACGAGAAGGCAACATCAGACCTTCTTGTAGCCCGCCGCAAATCGTCTAAGTTTACGAACCAAGACTGGAGCTGGGAAGGTGTTGACACTATCGTTGTTACCACACTAACAGACCCTACAGTTGGCAACTATAACCCTAACGTAGCGACTGGCGCATACGGCGAACCTACTGAAGTAGAAGACACCGAACAAACATTCACGCTGTCACGTGACCGTGCATGGACAAAGACAATCGACAAGAAGTCAGTACAGGACAAATTAGGCATCAAGCGACCTGCTAAGTACCTTGCACAAGTTACTAAGAACAAAATGGTCCCTGAAATTGACACCTACATTTTCCAAACTATCGTAACAGCTGGTGAGCTAGACAACCGCGACGACATCGTTGCTGACGCTGCTACATCAAGCTCAAACGCATACACCAACTTTGCAGACATCAATGCTGACATAACTGACAACGAAGCACCTGAAGAAGGCCGCATCGCAGCTATGACTCCTGCTTACTACAACAAATTGAAGCAGACTACAACATTTGACTCTAGCGATACTGGACTTGCTGACCGCAAAAAAGGTTCTATTGGCAAACTTGACGGTGTAGAAATCGTCGTAGTTCCAAGCAACCGTATGCCTGCTAACACTGACCTAATCATCAGTCACCCAAGCGTATGTGTCGCACCTGAAAAACTTGTAGATTACAAAGTTCATGACAACCCTCCAGGCAAGAGCGGCTACCTAATTGAGTACCGCCACCGCTACGACGCATTCGTAGACACAAACCTAACTGGTTGCATCGGTATACACAAGACAGCTTAATAACCCGAAAGGAAATTAAGTAAATGGCACTAAGTAAAAAAGAACGACTAGAAACTCAAGCAGCAGCAGCAACTATGGTTCGCTTCCGTATGGAAGAACGACGCTTAAAAGATAGACAGAAGATCGAAAAGGTCAAGTTTATCGAAGAAGCAGAACTTGAAGCCGTCAAGGAAGCAGAACGTAGGGAAGCTGAACGAGAAGCCGACAAAGCCAAGGCGAAAGCTAAGGCTCAAAAAGAGGCCGACAAAGATGCTGAACTAGTCAAGAAAGGTTAATAAACATGTCAGTAAACGTATTTGGTTACGGACACCTAGAATCTGTCGATGTTGCTACCAACACGACACTTGCACTTACTACACACAGTGGTAAGGCAGTAAATGTTACTGCTACTTGCACACTAACCCTACCAGCAGTTGCAACAATGCACCGCTATTTGGTAATGGTTGGCAAGCCTGGTATCACAGTAACAATCAGTCCAAACGCATCAGACCTCATTGCAGGCGCTGGTGCAGCTAGCTCAGGCGCTGGTGCAGATAACAAAGACGTTATCTTCACAAACCAGCCAGCAGGCAGCTTCATTGAACTAGAATATGGCGACGCAAACGGCTGGGCAATTGTCAAAGCACGCGGCGCATTCACATTTGAAGCTTAAATAAACCACGTCCCTACGCGCCAAGACAGTATACCGAAAAGACGGCAGAATACTGCGGCAATAGGGGGGCAACTAAGAAGGAATAAACATGATAGCTACACCCTACTCAAACGCTTATATAGCAACTGCTACAACGACAGTCCTTAAAAGCGGACACGGTCAACTAGGAAGCATTACTGTTAGCGAAACCGCAGCAGGTGCAATCACTGTGTATGACAACACGTCAGCAGCAGGAACAATCATCGCAGTACTAAAGGCTTCTGTTGCAGAACAGACTTTCGTATTCGATGTTGCATTCAACACAGGCCTAACTATTGTCACCGCAGCAGCAAGTAAAATATCGGTATCTTACAGATAGTATGGAATTTGACAAAGCACTTCAAGGTCTAAAGCAGACCAACAGCGCAAACGCGGATAAAGCCAGCCACGAGGTAGAAACTACTAAAAGGGAACTGGCAGATTTGCGTATGCAAGAAGTGTTCGTCAAATCCATTCAATCACTTGCCAAGTTCATAGAAGGTCACACTACTAAAACAGTAGTAATGAATCAGCTTAAAGACTATGCAACCTCCGACGACATGGAGTCGCTAGGCAAGCTATTACTAGATGTTGTACAGGAACTTAAGACGCACGAAAACGCAGATGTTAGCCCTGTAGTCGATGCTATTAACGAGGCAGTCACCGAATTAAAAGCAATACCCAAAGAACAGCGCGACATAATATTCCCTGAACAAAAAGACTACTCTAGTTCTTTCAAAGAACTACTCACAGCTACTAAAGAAGTCATGGGCGCAATCAAGGCACAGAAGCTTATCGCAGAAGCTCCTGTAGTCAACTATGAAGCACCTGACATACATGTAGATGCACCTGATTTAAAACCCCTCACTGACGACATTAAGAAATCATTCTTAGCAGCAGTGAAAACGATAATCATTCCTATGCCAAAGGACTATACAAAGGTTCTTGGCGATCAACTAGCTGAACAGAAAAGGACTAACAAACTACTACAGGAACTACCTACGGGCGGTTCGAGTGGTTCTAGTTCTATAGCACCGTTCCTAGTTAATGGGGCGTTGCCGGTGACGACAAGCGCGGGTTCAGACCCTAGAGATTTTTACGTTTATGACATCGAGGAGGGCACAACAAGCTACTACGGCAACACTCACTATTCAACAGGCGACTGGATGATTAAAAGCGTCACGGACACATTGGTGTCATACGCCACTGTAACGAACAACGCTACGGTGACGAGTTACACGGATGCGTGGACAGATCGAGCAATACTAACATTTGGTCGTATAGACCAAGCATTTTAAGAAAGGCAAATAATGAGCAAGAGTAACGCAGCAGAAACAGCATTTTTAGCTCTTATATTTAATAACACAGACTTTGCAGGTATCGGTGACGCTGGTGGACTACAGAACTCAGCAACAGCAGGTTCATTATATGTATCACTACACACAGGCGACCCAGGCGAAGCTGGCGACCAAACAACAAGCGAATCAGCTTACACAAGTTACGCTCGCGTAGCAGTAGCTCGTTCAGGTGCAGGTTGGACAGTATCAGGTAACAGCGCAACGAACGCAGCTCTAACACAGTTCCCAGAATGTACTGGTGGTTCTGAAACTATCACTCACGTTGGAATTGGCACAGATGTATCTGGCGCAGGTGTATTACTTTACAGCGGTGCTCTAAGCGCTAGCCGTTCAGTATCAAGCGGTATTCAACCACAATTCGCAGCATCAGCACTAACCGTAACTGAGGACTAATATGACTGACAAAAAGAAGAAACCAATTATCGTAGACATGAGCGCAGGACTAACAGGAAAGAGCAAACTAAGCTAAATGACAGACAGACAAAAGAAACTATGGCTAGCTGGACAGGCTTTGCAGTACATGGCAGACAACGACAAAGAGCAACCCGACAGAGAGGTGCTTGAGTATCTATGGTCTGTATTTGTACCTGAAGACAGAGTCGAGAACGAGCTGATACC